GTATCCGATCACAACTCGTCAAACAGAGAGAGGGAAGAACTGCGAAGGATGTTGCCGCAGAAGCCTTGGCATCAGGAGCAGGCCCCCTATCGGCTATTAAAGAAGCCATGGCATTCAGACGCGACAAAGCGATTGCACGTCTCAAATACAAATTTGACCCTCTAAACGTTATCAACAAGATGACCGGTTCCAAACTCGCTACCGCAATTGCTGGGCGAATGATGGGACGATCAGAAGCATCTATCCGTGCTGCCGCAGGGTTACAGCAGCGTGAAACGCGGCCAAGTGCTCAACTTGATGAACCAGTCTCTCCGACTACTGCCCCAACACCAGAACCACGTCCATCATTGATGGAGGATGAACAAGTTCGTAATTCATTTGAAATTATGACTCGTATGTTAACCATCATCGCTCAACGAGTCACGAATATTGCAGATAAGATGAAAGCCAAGCCGAATATTAGGGCAGAAGAAACGCGATTACGTGATCTCTCAACCGGTCGATTCGTTTCACGAGAAGTTGCCAAAACTGAAAAGGATCAAACAGACTACCTTAAGAGAATTTGGGAAGGAATTGATACCCTTGCCACAACCAGTGCGAAAGAGCAAGATCGTAAAAAGGATCAGTTAGCAGAAGATCGCTACGAACAGGGTCTTAAAGAGCGAAAAGCCGCTGTGGTCAAAGAAAGTCTGTCCGCCAAGGCACCAGATGACAAAGAATCATGGATAGGAGGGCTTTTCAAGGGCCTCATGAAAACTCTCATGGGATCTCTCTTTTCTCCTCTTGGTCTTGCATTTGCAGGATTAGTGACCGCTGGAATAATGCTCTATAAGCAGTGGGATAAGTTGAAACTCTCTATGTCTATGTTAGGAGATTCTATCAGCGAGATATGGGAGTCAATTAAGAGTGGGGTTAGTTCAATCGGCACATGGGTTGTGGACACCTTCACCTCCATCACCGATAGTATTCTCGATATTGGCGAATCAATGATTGAAAAAGTGAAGGAACTTAACCCATTTTACAAAGCCCCAACCGCAGAAGAGAAACAAAAAGAACTTGAAGAAACCGCAAAGGGAGAAGGGTATGCCGCAAGACGTGCCCAACGAAAAATAGCAAAACAAAATACTGAAAAATTGGCCAATCCAGATGAAGCCGCCAGTGCGGTAAGTAAATTTGCTCCAACCGTCTCAGGAAAAGTCCCGTCACAATCCATGGAAGGATTACAACGAGGGGATTATGATACCGCTGCAATCAATTCATTAATGGGGGTTGCCGCCCCAAGTGGCACCCCAGAAGACAAAGCCACTGTACAAGCCATTACTCAACTTGCCGCCAAATCATATGGCCAAGTCTTCAAAGATGAACAAGGAAACCCTCTATCACCATTGACGGATAAAACCGACAAGAAGGGTGAACGTGTCGCTGAAATGGTTAAAGCAGCATCGAAAGCCCTTGCTCAATCATCCCTCACCACTCCAACGATGATGAATTTGGCTGGGCCTAAAGTATCTGAAGTCCCTCCCGCCCCACCAGATAGTGGAATAAAATTAAGTGAGGCGGCAAATATGAAAGCCGAATCAGAGATGGGTCGCCAAGCAGCCAGTTTCTCGGCTCCGACTGTAAATAACATTAGCACAAACAACGTGAATAATAATAACATTCAACAAAAACTTCCGAACCCACGCGGTAGCGATTCCTCATATATGAGACACGCAGACCGAAACTTCTCTCCTGCATAAAAAATGCCCCCGACTCCATAAAGAAATCGGGGGCATCAAAAATACTCTTAGCGTTTAGTTAATCTTGGTCCGCCAAGTTCCTGAAGAATGACATTCCTTCTTCTGAATCATCATCTTCATGAGTACTAGCCGGGGCTTCTGCCGGTTTCGATTCCTCTCTCCCGCTTACGCTTTCTGCCGTGGCACTTGCTGTCTGTGGGGCAGTTCCGAGAACCTTCACCCGGCGAGCATCCAACTGGGCATAGGACTTGAAATTCTTTGGATTCGTGAATTCCTTCAATGAAGATTCTTGTTTCCAAACCGCTTCAAGTTTTGCATCATCTTCACTGATTGGGGCTTGAGGAGCAAACTCCGACTTATCGTAATTTCGATACCCCTCAACTTTCCGAATCTTCAATTTGAAGTTTGCTCCATCCCACAAATCAAATGGGCTAAACGCTACTTCATCAGGAAATTCGGGATGCATCTTTTCATAGATCTTATCGAAAATCTTCTTTCCAAACTTAAACAACTTCACTTTCCCATCATTCTCTGGATTCCCTGGATCATTGACAACGAGAATATTTGCAATGTAAGAGAGTTTTCTTTTACGATCACGGGCAATCGCTTTATTCGCCTCAATTCCTGAGTTCCAAAGGGTGTTATTCCCCTCACAAACCGGACAAGGTTGCTCTAGAGTAGTTGGGCACAAATCAATGAACCATCCGCCCGGACCCTTAAATCCGTGGGCAAATTGACGCACCCAAGGAAGACCATCTTCACCATCCTGGGGTGGAGCGGGAAGAAAGCGGATGACAGCATGGCCATTCCCCGCTTTATCGACCGTAGGTTCCCAGAACCGTTCATCATTGTGTCTATTTTGTGAAGACTCTTGAACTGCTTGGGTGAGTTTTTCAACCGCGTTACGGTTGCGTTTCAATGCAGAAAAACTAAATGGTGTGGACATATGACCTCCGTATAAATGTATAAATGTGTGGTTGTATCCACGAACTACATGATGTACGATACTATTTAGTCTCGCACAAATACTGTCTCAAGGACTGAGACAAACTTTTTTGATCGATACTCATGAATGGCAGGTATCGGCGGTACCGCAACTTGAATTGTGGATAAATGATGGTGTCTGAGATTTTGCGACTCCAAACATCCAAACAATTCGTCAATGAATCAATTGCAAGAAGCGTCTCTGGGTGAATCTCGTGGTGCATGGCATATGTTAAAAGTGTTGGGTAATTCCCCTCATGAACTTTTAACACATCAGTTAATTGAGTGGGTGTGATGATTCCCTTCTCTTTCAACTCTTCTGTTACCGTGTACTCTAGAGATTCTTTGATTTTCCTCCTCTCTAGGCAGACTTCATACGCATCATCCTTCAACAAATCGCCCACCCATAATTTCTTGCCTTCCCTCGTGAAAAAATTGGCCGCGAGGAAAAATTCAAGATCATCGTGTTGAGGATACTTCCGGCACAACTTGTGGTACATGTACCGGTCATTACGATGTTCGTATGTACTTACTGCACAGTTATACTTCTTCTGGTACTTGAAATAATCATAGGACTCAGAAGTAAAGTGTAACTTAATCGCTTGAAACACCAAAAAAGCATCATATCCAGTCATAATGGAAGTTTATGGGATTTACCTCCACGGGTTTTCAGTAGGTTGAGGTCTTGAACTTCAGTCCTCAATTCTTCCTTGAGGGTCTTGTCGATAAGTGAAGCAACTACAGGATATTCGATTCCTGTCTCATCACAGTGGTCAGTTAAGGCTTCCCAAAGAGATATACGTTTCTTAACAGATGCCTCACGAATGGTTGCACTGAATGTCTGTATTTCATCAACGGTAGGCATTATCCCTGTCCCTTAGTAGTAAGGGTTAGATAGACCTTCTCAAACTCTTCGTGTGCCGCCCGTTCCTCATCGAAGTTCTGCTTATGATAAACCTTCGCCAATTTCCCCACGAGTTTGGGGGACAACTTCAATTCATCTGCAATTTTCTTTCTTGCGTCCTTCACATAATCTCGTTCTGCTTCTGCCCGTGTCAAAGATCCCGACATCTCCTTCAAGGCCCGAATCAATCGCTCTTTTTCCTCCGCTGAAAGATTTTCTACATTAACTACTTTCGCAGCATTCTTAGACATTTGCTACTCCTCTGTTAGATTGTTTGGACACATACAACACTTGTGGTTTATCCGTATAGAACAAATGATTACCGATCCTCCCCAAATACACCTTCTGCTTCCGCCACGTTGGTTTCACGTAATCCGCGTGAAAATACAACGCCCCATGCACCGTAGCAATCACACTTCTCTCCCAGTAATTCTTCAACACTCGTTCAGCAATCTCTTCCGATTCTTTCCAGATAACTTTCATCGGTTTCTTTCGATTTTCACACCAGAAGGAGAATTGACAAATTTTCCTCTCTTCAACCACGTGAGATTGTCTCACCACCCCACAAATAGTACTCGGATATCGTCTATCATTAACCCGATTCAGGATTACCATCGCAACGGCTTCTTTACCCTGCTGAGTTTGATTTCCGGCCTCATAATAAATGGCCTGAGCCAAACATCGACGCTGTTTTATCGTGGTATTTGTTATCGGAGCAGCAAAATACCGATTGACATAATGAGAATATTGTTCATGATCCACATCGTGTTCGCTCACATACAATGGGAACAATACTAGAGCAATCGTACAAACGAGGACTCGCAAAACTCTGTTAATCCAGCGGATAGCCATACCTCACCATCCTTTATGAATTTTCAGTGTAATGCGTATCGATACACTGTTGTAAGATTGATAAGTAGGGGGCTTTCTCTTCTATATACACCACAGGAACATTCGACTCTTCAACTGCCATTGCAATAACGAGTTTGTTCACAGGAACCCCCGTTCGCTCCTCCACCATAACCGCATACGCAGCGGTCTGCACAAAATAGTTAACGATCCATTTTAATGGCTTGGGTTTTTCACTTGTCTTAAAATCCAGGATTGCTAACTCACCATCCCATTCGACAATCGCATCAGTTCTCCCCGCAACTCGCAACTTGTCCGAGTACAATGCTTGTTCTACAGCATACACAATACCAATGCGATTGTCAAGTTCTTTTTTAAGTTGAAGAAACAGTTCTTTGGTGGTTGGAAACATCCCGATACGTTCCATGTCGGTTAACGTACCTAACAAATATTTTTCGCAAATAGTATGGACAAGAGTGCCGCGCTTGGCCCCCCGATTCGTCTTTTTGTTTGCTTCGGCTTCCCCAACTCGTTCCCGCCATGCCATAATGCCATCACGAGTGAGGATACGTGAAATAGTAGAAGCGGAAGGATATATATTCCCCTCTGGGGTTGTATATACCCTTCCGTCCATCGTGGTATGTGAGACTAGTTGGAAATCTAATCCCGGTAGTGTAACTCGCGTGAATTTAGATGACGTGTCCTGCATCTTGATACCGGCTTTCGCTAATAATAAATTCTTTCACCAATCCACTTCTCACAATATCATCAGGACCGAATTCAATTGTTGCAAATGACTCAATCGTTCCTAAGATATTGAGAAAGTGCCCAAGTCCCTGCCGATCTTTATATCGCTCGAAATCTGACTGTCGATAGTCTCCACAAAAAATCAACCGCGTATTGTCGCCTACCCGTGTGATAACCGTTCGGAGTTCATCATATGTCAAGTTCTGCATTTCATCAACAATGATGATCGAATTCTTAAACGTCAACCCACGAAGATATGAAGTGGTCGCAAAAGATACTAACTTCCTGGCTTTCATTTCTTCGTAGGAACTTCCCTTCTCAAGCAACTCCACGCAAATATCTCGATAGGGATCTTCATATACCGAAATCTTTTCTTTCAACGAACCCGGTAAATATCCGATCTCACGGGTTGGAACAACCGAACGGATAATCACCACTTGTTTATATGTAGGCTCTGCCGCAAGAACCGCTTGCAATGCCATATGCATGGAAATGTACGTCTTACCGGTTCCTGCTATTCCATGAAGAACGAGATTGTATCCTTTGTGAAACTCCTTATATGCTTTGTGTTGGTTGATTGTAATTGGCTTAACAACTTTACATCCTAAAGGGGCACTCACCACTGGAGCGGGTTTGCGTCCCATATGGTTCCTTTGTTAAAGATTTAATACTCGCTTGAAGGAGTACGATACCTAGATTCTCTCGGCTTCCCGAACAATCGTTTTTCAATCGGATGAAGAACGTGTTTGATAAAGTCCGAAGGAGGTTGTTTAATACCCAAGGCCACTGGGTCACCCACTTGCATTTGACGAAACGTAACCTCATAATCAGGGTTGTCGGCAAGAAACTTCTCAAGAGCCGCAATCGTCATGAATCGTTCAGTCACTTCACCTGTTGGTTTATGAAGAATATCGTAAGTTGGCATCGATCAATACACCTTTACGGCTGGGGGGTCTGAAATAATCTGTTCGTATTCTGGATTGTCAGCCAGAAATTTTTGTAAATCAGTATATGACATCAGCGGAAGAGCCTTCACTTCATCAGAATCTTTTCTACGAACAGAATAAAATGGCATATCATACCTCCTATTTAGTCAAGATCGATTATTGTAACCGGATTCACTGGCCGGTAATCTACATTGCATGTGGACACGTTATAAAATTTTGTTGAGCACGTTGAATGTTGGTACTGCCCATATCCCTCATGAATGTGCCCATAGATATGAACTTTAGGCTGCAAGTCTTCCACCACTTTCAATAGTGTGTGATCTCCAACATGTGGGTCTTCCCCTTCATGTGCAAACAACACCATATCTCCGATTCCGTATGGTGGTCCATGGGTGATTAGTACATCAGGGGAAATGAGATTCTTCCGAATGCTGTTCCACAGTCTTTCTCCTCGTTCACCCCATCGAGGATAATCATAACACCAATCAGAAGGATCATGGATTGCAGAAGAATAAGGGGACCCAAAAAATGTTACCCCATTCACGGTAAACGATTCGTGGTTGAGGAAAACAACCGGAAAAAATTCCTCTTTCACAAACGATTCGTTCCCCTCACAATAACAGTCGTGATTTCCTGCAACTACAATCTTGACTGGATGGGGGAGGCTTTTTACCCAATTTACAAATTCAATGACGTGCTTCATCTGGGCTCGCATAGAAAAATCACCAGCACAAATGAACACGTCTCCATCTGGAATGGTGAGCCGACGATGGAACCCGTGGGTATCACTCACACATACTAATCGCATTGATCCTCAACTTTTTCGTATTCGTTTCAGTTTCTTGTTATCTCTTCGATTACACAAATACATCTCCAACCAAATAAGACCAAACAGGAGAAATACATACACCAAAAATGCTGCCACAACTATTTCCAAAAATCTCATATAATTCCTTAAAGGCGGGGGAACCCATGCTCTACGTATAGCCGGGTTCCCCCTAGTCCCCTCACCCTTGAGTCAAAGTCTTGGCTGAGAGGATTATCGAGCGACCATGAAATCTTCAGGTTTCAATTCAACCGGGGGAGGGGCAACCAAATTTCTGGATCTGGCATACGCCAACATTTCATCGGTATTAACTAACGTGATACCGACCAGTCGCCTTCCATCCTTATGCTTGACGATCTGTGCTCCCATCTTTTTCAATTCCCACATGTACGTGGAAAATCGGTACCATTCAATCTCACCCGCCAGGGTAGTTGAAATTTCGGTGATTGATACCTCTTTCCCCTTGGCATTCAAGAGAATCACCAAGAGTTTTTCATACTGACAACTCTTTTTCCATTTTCCCTTTGACATAGTTATAGTCACCCCTCTTAAAAATCTCGAAAAGAGAAACATGATATCATACCCCATCGAGAATGTCAAGAACTACTTCGGCTTTTTCATGTGCTTCGTGACTGGAAAATCCCCGCGATAATTTAAGGCCATTCCAGGCTTACACTCTGTAATTTTTCCACCCTTCTTCACGTACTCATCAACCAATTCCTTCAATTCTTCCCTCGTCATTCCACGAGGTTCAATCATTTCTTTTTCAGACGCCATCACCATAATATTCGCTCCTCTCTTTTGCTGACTGTAATTCCTTCTGTTCTTGGTGTGTACGGTTCGATTCACACCAAGAACATCGCCCATGATTACGACAACTCGTATCGATGGACTTTGCCTTCCGATAAGGCTTCCGTTTTTCTTTGCCGTGATGAATCGCTTTATCGAGACTCATGCAGCCTTTTTAGCCCCCTTGTATTCTTTCTGGATTTCTTTCTTCGCTTCCGGCGTCAGGGTAGTGTACTTGGTGTACGTGATCCCCCTCTTTTCATTCAACCACGATCCAAACTTCTGTTTTGTTCCAATCTTTGCTTGTTCACGTGTCGTTCCCATGATTATAGTTCCTCCCCTTTCATAAAATAAAAATGGGGTGATTCCTCATCCTTCTCTCAGAAAAGGATCAGGGAATAATCCCATTCCTGTTGACTAGTAACCGTCAAACCCAAGATCCCGATTCATGATATCTTCAATATCGTCTTCATCAGTTACTCCGAAGATACCACAGATTTTTTCCAAACTCTCTTCACTCTCGATCAACGCATCTTCATCAAACACATCATCATTCAAGTCATCTACTTTCTTCTTTTCCATCACGTCCTCCTAGTTTAACATGTTATATGCACGATCTAGTAAGATCTTATCACCTTTCACCAACACTGTCAAGAGGGCTTTCTTCTCTGGAATGTATGTCTTCGCAAACTTTGGATCATGTAAAATGATCGATGGAGTATTCGCAATCAGATCAGCAATCTTAATTGTCTGAGCCTCGGCTGGAGCCTGGGCCAAGTGTAACCGGTCCTTCTCCTTCCTCACTCTCCGGGGGCCATCCTCCGGCTTGCTCACATTCGTAAGCCACACAACCAAATCCACGATCTCATCACCGAATTCCTCACGAAGAATTGCTTCTGTAGTCTTCGTGTCTTCCAACACATCATGTAAATATGCCGCTGCCAACATTGCGGGGGTGTGCTCCACTTGCGCTACGATCTTGGCAACCTCAATGGGGTGAACAATATACGGCTCGAACGTGTACTTCCGTAATTGCCCAACCGCTGCATGGGCCGCTGTTGCAAAGATTTTAGCCTTCTCTGTCAGAATCACGATATCCCCCTATTTCAGATGTAAGTAATAATAACGAGCACAGTCATCACAATCACATCCATAATGATGAAGGAAATCATTCGCTATAATCTCGTTGTGTTCTTCATCACAATTTTCCGGGTCTGTACAGATCATCATGTATCCGCCCGTTGCTAACTTGATTTTCTGATTATTTTTTGGTTCACAATTCATCTTTTCACCTCACCCTTTCATGATCTAACTATACCATGAAGGTGATGAAGTGTCAATACTCTAACCTATTGATTTATCTAAGAAGTTTGGCGTGGTATGTTTCATAAGACGTGCTGGCCTCATTCACGATGGTTCGAGTGATACATTTCAAATCTGCCAGGTAACAAAAGCGGAGAAATTCTTGAGAAAAGGTGGGATCATCGGCATAGATCATCACCTCATCACCCTTACCTAAGTGGTTAAGGGCTAACCGGATTTGCACAATTGGCATGGGGCATTTCATGCCGCGACAATCGACTAGTTTCATCCTTGCAACAACTGTTTCCCATTGGTGTTGGTGTTCGATTCCTTCTGAGATTTCTTGCGTTCAAGATCAGACAGTTCCAGCGATAACACCGCAATTTGCCGTCTGACATCAATGATGCGTTCTACTAACTGACTCATTTCAGTATCCATCGCCGTCTTCCTCCTCTAATGCATCATATCCTCGTCTGGAATTAGGATTTCGCTCTGCCTTAATTTTAGTCTTCTGACCATTCTTCTTGTATTCTTCCTCACGTCCCTTCCGAAACTTGGTCTTTGGAGTTTCTTCCAAATGACGACTCATATGCATGATAGCCCTCCTATAAAGTAGTTAAAATTTTATCCGCCAACTTCAACTGAACTGCTTCCTCCGCCGTCAACCAAGCATCTGATGGTTTCAATAACCGTGTTTTGATAACTCGGTCACTAATTTTACAGTAGTTCGTCAAAAGACTATGCACTCTCTTTCGACAGAATTCCAATTCCCTCATACCTGCTTGCAACTCGTGTTCTTTTCCTTCTAGGTCCGAGTAGAACTGATGCATCAAGATTCCGGTGTGCTTGGCCAAATATCGGTGCCCCCGTGTTCCACAAGCCAATATCAATGCTGCTGCCGACATCACATTTCCGATTCCAATAGTACGAACTGGGTATTTTGACGCATGCATCATATCCACGAGAGCAAAAGCGTTATATAAATCTCCCCCCATTGAATTTATATACAAGGTCAATACTCGATTCTTCTCTTTCTTGTCAACAGTCTTCAAGTTCTCTGCAATAATCCACTGGGTTGCTCTCCCGACATTCTCATAATTGATTTCACCGTGGAGCAAATGAGAATGATTATGAATTAATTCATCTTCAATAGGATCGTGGGCCGATCCTTCCGAAATCATGAAAATTGGTTCGTTTCCGTGTTGAATCGTAGGATGCTCTTTTGGTTGTTCTGGGGCGTTTTCTTGTTTGTTACCCACGGGTATACTCCTTGGTAAAGTTGATTTGCAAACGTGTTACCCTGCAAAAACATTTCCTTTGTCGCTAAATTAGTCGAACTCCCCAATCGATAATTTAGCGTGTACTTTCCAGTACAACCAAATGTGGGCGCAACTTGCTTAAGTGCCGCAAAGAACTGCCTATCAGCCCCCCATTGCCCATACCAGTGATGCCCCACTTTAAGGGCCAACTCTCGCGGTACGGCAAAACATCCAGTATCCACATGGGATCGGCCCTGTTTGTCGCCAAGCACTGGCCACAACCCCAAGTTCTCACAATTATCTTGGCACACAAACGACCCATCCACATCAACAATATTGCGAAGAGTAAATGCCCATTGGTTAGTATTTAGAATATTCTTGAATGCATCGATATAATCCGGCTCAACCCAATTATCTTCGTCCAAGTAACATAACACATCCTCATTTACCAAAAATGATGCCGCCGCATAGACCCGATGTCCGTACCACCCTTTACCAACGTTCTCATCTAACCAAATCATTCTTTCTTTATGGCTTATTCCCGTTTCATTTACCAAGATCTTGTTGACCTTAGAATTATGCTCCCTTCCATCAACTACGATGTAGTGTGTACAATCCTGGCCCCTCAGAGACATAA